GGTGGGGAAGCAGACAATGTTGTATTGATAACTGACATGGGAAGATTAAGCTGGGAAGCACTTGGCACAGATGAAGAGCAAAGAGTTTGGTATGTGGCAATAACAAGAACAAGAAAGAATTTATTTATTGTGAGACCAAGAGGTCTGAGGCATTTTGCAATATGAGAAAGATAACATACTTAGTAAAGATGACAATGAAAGATATTGTAGAGGGAAGATCTTTTCACTGTCAGATATGTAAAGGCATTGTTCATCCAATTCAATTAAATCAATGCAAGTGCACATGGGCTCAAAAAAGGAAGGCAAAAAGATATGAATAAGTATTTGTTATCATTGAATAAAAAAATTATTTCTTCAGAAATAAAATTTTTACTTTACTTCACGACAGAAATAAAAGATACTATCAATATTGAGAAAGGAAATTTATTATGACTATTTTTACAATCGATCCAAAAACTTACAAAGTAAGTGTGTATTCATCCAGAAAGGTTGCTCAACAATATGGCAATGGAATGATTACATTTAGCAACTCATCTGAGTTAGCAATAAATCCTAATACGACATTGCAAGTTCTTGTAAATGTTTTTAACAATAACAGTAACACTATGACTAAAAAGTTTGCTGATAAAACAAAAGGTGCAAAGAGAGTTTTTGAAACTTTGCAAGAGAAGTTTTGTAACACTGAACCTCTTGGTCCAGTTACTGCTAAAGCATCTGTTGGTCACCAGCAAGTTTATATTCCCAAGGAAAAGAAGATCGCAGACTCCAGTGGAACAAAGCCAATGAAGTTGAGAGGGAAGTTCGCAGGCAGATATATTGTCAATCACCTTGAATCAAATCCTCGTAGACCAAACACCAGAGGTTTTCATGCCACTGGTATTCTTGTCAATCTTGGTGTTGATCAAAATCCAATCAGCTATGAAGATTACATAGAACAAGGTGGTCATCGTCAAGATCTTGCTCATGACTTAAACAGAGGTCGTTGCAGCATTCTTGGTAAAAAAAGCAATGGTAAATATTTCATTGTATTTGGTAATGCTTATGTTGTGAGCAAGGTAAACAAATGAAAAAGTTTTTAGTTTTCTCAGTGATAGGTTTGGTGGGAGCATGTAGTTCCCATCAGCCTGATATAAAACTTGTTCATGAAAAAGAGATGTATCAGCTTAGTCGTCAAGAGATTATTAATGCTCATGAGGAATGCAAAGCTGCAGGACTGAGACCAGTTACAGTCTACACTAGGGTGTTTGTTGGAGGAAGACCAGTACCAATAGCAATAGATGTAAGCTGTGGCATAAAGGCAGGGAACTGATGGATATAAAATTAGCACATATGTTAATAAATAACTTGACATCAATCCCTGATGGTCATGACGATCTTCACTTTTATTTAAAAACTTTAAAAGGAGATGTTCCAGAAGATCACAAGCCATCAAAGGTTGAATGCCTTGAGCATCTTGAATTAAAAGTCAACGAACAAATAAGACAATGGGAGTCCATAAGAACTCGAATAAAAAATTATCACAATGGTTTAGATAAATGATAATTTGGGGAGCAGGACTCGCAGGTCTTCTAGCTGCAAATATGTTTAGGAAGTGGTCACCTGTTGTATATGAAAAGCAGGATTCACTTCCTAATAATCACAACGCATTATTAAGATTCAGAACAAATCAAGTTGGCACTGCTTGTGCCATACCTTTTAAAAAAGTAAAGGTAACAAAAGCAATCAAATATGATAAACAAATAATAACAGAACCAAATTTATTTTTTAGCAATATGTATTCTCAAAAGGTTACAGACTCTGTCCTCAGTAGATCCATAGATAATTTGGATCCAGTCCAGAGATACATAGCACCACAAAACTTAATAGAACAAATGTCGATTGGCATTGATATAGATTATAATGTTGAAGCAAACACAGAGTCATTATTTTATAGAAAAGAAAAAAGTTATCCTGTAATATCTACATTGCCAATGCCAATGGTAATGAAAATGATTGGTTGGGAGAACTTTCCTAATTTTAGAACTAACACAATCTGGTCACAAAGCTGTGAGATTGGAGAGCCAGAAGTTAATATAAATCAAACTATTTATTATCCAGATCCATTGGTGCCTCAATATAGGATCTCCATAGTTGGTAACATAGTGATAGCAGAATATAGATCTCAACCACCAAACACAGGTCAGTTCATTCATGAGGCATTGTATGATGATTTTGGATTCAGAGTCAAAAGACTAATCAACCTGTCAACTAAAGAACAGAAGTATGGAAAGATTATGCCTATTGACGACAAGATAAGAAAAGACTTTATTTATACACTTACTGAGAAGTATAATATATTTTCTGTCGGAAGATTCGCAACTTGGCGACAGCTATTGTTAGATGATGTTGTTAATGATATCAGTGTTATTGAAAGATTGATTGCCAGCAACTCTAACTATAATTTTAGAAAGGAAATGATATGAAAGTAAAATTAATTAATGCGACCAGTGATGCAGTAAATTTATTGCTGTTTACTAAGAACACCAGACTCATGAATGATGAAGGTGCTTATGATAAAATAAAGGCATGGCCACAAGAGCAAAAAGATGAGCACCTTGATTACATGCTCAACACCATTAAATCTTCTTGGGAATTTATTGATTACACATTTGATATTAGAGATGTGTCAAGAGGATTCACTCATCAGTTTGTTAGAACAAGACAAGGATCTTATGCTCAACAATCTCAGAGAACTGTAGACATGACAGGTTTTGAATATTACACTCCAGAAAGAATTATTGCAGATGGCATGGCAAAAGAGATCTATGATGGCACAATGGAAATAATCAATCAAAGATATCAACAGTTGATAACAGCAGGTGTTCCTGCAGAAGATGCCAGAGGAATATTGCCAACTAATATTTATACAAATATAGTTGCAAAATTTAATCTTAGAACTTTACATGAGATGGCAAAGAGTAGATTGAGTCCAAGAGCACAAGGTGAATATCGTGAAGTGTTTACAATGATGGTTGCTGAAGTTGTAAAAGAACATCCATGGGCAAAACCATTCTTAACACCTAAAGAGTGGGCAGCACCATCAATGGCCAGATCTCTCAATCCAGAGGTGAAGTCATGAATATATTTTATTTAGATAGAGACCCAGGAACTGCTGCAGCAATGCATTGTGATAAGCATGTTGTTAAAATGATATTAGAAACAGCACAGATGCTTTGCACTGCTCACAGAGTTTTAGATGGTGATGATCCAGCAGATGAAGTTGGTCTGTATAAAAGAGCATTTGAAAATCATCCATGCTCTATATGGTTGAGGGATTGTGTAACTAATTATATGTGGGGATATAATCTCTTCACTTCACTATTAAAAGAGTACACAAGAAGATATAAAAAATTTCATGCTTCAAATAGATTATCAAATCTTTTAAGTTATGAACCAGATAACATTGCTAAGTTTAAATGGCAATGCAATATGGATGCACCAATGTCTTGGTTGGGAGTCACAGAGCCACCACAATGCATGCCAGATAAATATAAATGTGAAGATCCTGTTCAAGCATATAGGAATTATTATCTTGGTGAAAAAATGTATATGGCTGTTTGGACAGAAAGAGAGGTGCCAGCATGGATACAATAAAAACAGACAATGCTCTTTTTAGAAAGAAAATAATCATAACAGATCTAGATGGCACAATATCAGATTGCACTCATAGATTGAAGTATTACAGAAAGAATGATTATTTTAAATTTAATGAACTTGGTTCTGAAGATTTACCTATAACACCAATCGTCAATATTTTAAGGAACTGTAAAAGTGAAGACACAGACATTGTTGTTGTGACTGCACGTGATGAATATCATAGACCAGCAACTCTTGATTGGTTGAAAAGATATGACATTCCTTGTGACAATTTATTGATGAGACCATCTGATGATAACAGGTATGATGATGAAGTCAAACTAGATCTCTTTGAAAGAAATTATGAAAAGGAAGATGTTTGGTTTGTTCTTGAAGATAGACAGATGGTAGTCAATATGTGGCGAAGTTTAGGTCTCACTTGTTTACAACCAGCTCCAGGAGAATTTTAATGGGAATAAGAATAATAAATAATGACATTGAAATAGATGGCGAAAAGGTTGCTCGTATATTTGATGTGCGACCAACTTTAAAAGATCGACTAATTCAAATTATTGAAAATGCAGATGAGCATGAAGAAGAGATCCAAAAAGCATATGAGAGAGGAAAGGAGGATGCCAAATACGATGAATAAAAGTCCAGCGAAAATTTTAGAAGAGATGGCTGACACTTTCCGTGAGAGGAACAAAGTCTATGGAGATAACTGGAAAGTTGTTGGAGAAGTCATGACGTCATTATTTCCGAATGGTGTTGTTCTTAAAACTGAAGAAGACTATAATATATGGCATCTGTTTGAACTTCTTGTTGTTAAGATAACAAGGTTTGCTAACAGTGAATTGAAGCATCAAGACTCAATTCATGACACTGCAGTTTATGCAGCAATGATTGAGGGAATGATTACGAAATTAGAGAAAGGAAAAAATTAATGAGTAATATTTTGATAACTGGCACTGGCAAAGGTCTTGGCAAAGCCATGAAAGAAGAATTAGAAAAACAAGGTCATTCAATTATAGATTATAATTTAGAAGATGGGAATGATGTAAGAACAACCAAAGATTTAATAATGTGGGAAAACATTGATGTGTTAATAAATAATGCTGGTGTTAACCTTATAGATTGGTTGGAGAACTTTGAAGAAGATATGTGGGATAAAGTTATGGATACAAATGCCAAAGGTATTTATATGATGACCAAAGCATGTCTGCCAAGTTTAATTAGAAGAAAAGGCACTGTTCTAAATATAGTCAGTAATGCAGCACATATGCCAATGACTTGTTCTCTTGCTTACAATGCATCCAAAGGTGCAGCCCATATAATGACTTTGCAGTTGGCTCGTGAATTAACAAAAAAGCATGGCATAACAGTTTTTGGTATAGCACCAAACAAATTAAAAGGAACTGGAATGAGTGATGCAATAGATGACCAAGTTGTAAAAACTCGTGGCTGGACAAAAGAATATGCTCAACAATATCAACTCAATGGATTGTTGACAGGTGAAGAAACACCACCACAAAGGTTAGCAGAGTTTGTTGCATTTTTACTTCAATCAAAAGAACACCACAAATATTTAACTGGTTGTATTTTACCATATGGAGCATAATATGAAATTTAAAATAGAACAGATAGCAATCCGTCCAAAACATCCTATTCGTGCAAAACAATTACTTTCTGAGATAGGTGCAGTAGATTGGTCAGAAGACCATGTTGTTGCCACTGGTAAAGTTTTTGGTCATGAAGGAACTAATGAAGCAGACTTGTCTTTTAACTATGAAATATTTGATGGCAAAGAGTTTGAGATTTTAAATTATACCAAAGGAAGAAACTGGATTGATTCAACACATCCTGAGGGAAATGTAGTCAGCCATCTTGGAATGCATTGTTCAGCAGAAGAACTTGAAAAATGGAAAGAATTTTTTCACCAGAGAGCAATTAAAATTTCTCAAGAGGTTTTTACAGACTCACACACCAATCCTGTCATAGCAGGCAAAAGGTCATATAATTATGTTATCTTTGACACAAGACCAATACTTGGTGTGGATCTTAAATTTATTGTTAGGATAAATAAAGATGATAGTCTTTGATTTAGAAACAACAGGTCTTCCAAAAGCAGAGGGATCTGATTTAGATATTCAGCCAAGAATTATAGAGTTTGGTGCTATAAAGATTGATGATGATTTTAATGAAGTTGGAAGACTGCAGTTTTTGTGTAGTCCTGGATTTGCTTTGGATCCATATATAATTAAACTTACTAAAATTACAGATGACATGCTTGAAGACAAAAAACCATTTTTAGGATATTACAAAGAACTCTGTGATTTCTTTTTAGGAGAAAAATCTCTTTGTGCTCATAATCTTGCTTTTGATAGAAAAATATTAAGGTTTGAACTTGAAAGAGCAGATAAGACTTGTAAATTCCCATGGCCACCAGAACATTATTGTACCATTGAGATAGGTCAATCAATATGGGGAAAGATGAGGAAGTTAACAGAACTTTATAAAGAAGTAACTGGTAAAGACCATGTTGGTGCTCACAGATCTTTAGATGATGTTGAAGCAACAGTTGAGATTTTAAAATGGTATAAAAAAGAAGGTCATATATGATAAACCTTAGAACAAGGACTGAATATTCTTTTAGAACTGCATATGGTCCAATAGATAAAATAATATCTGATTGTAAGCAGGACTCTATGGGAATATGTGATATGGGAACTTGGGGTCATGTTGCTTTTGATTCAGCTTGCAGAAAGGCAGAGAAGAAACCTATCTTTGGAGTAGAACTGGCAGTTGTCGAAGATGCAACAGACAGAAGTAAACAGCCAATAAACCTCATGGGATTTATAGCCAAGAACAATCAAGGTCTCCAAGAACTTTATCAGCTTGTTACAAAAGCAACAGATCCATCAAGATTTTATTATGTGCCAAGATTAAGCTATGAAGATTTATTTGATGTAAGCAAAAATATAATTATGCTCTCTGGAACTAATCCTATGTGGGGATCTTTACCAATAACTAACAAAGAAAATCTTTACATAGAATTAAATCCAATGACAACTAAAAAGTCTTTGAACTGGGCAGAAGAAAGAGGTTTTAAAGTTGTTGCGACAAGTGATAATTTTTTCCCAAAAGTTACAGACAGGAAAGTTTATGAAGTTTTGACAGGTCGAAACAGATATGACAGAACAAAGCCAATGCATATATTAGATGAGTGGGAACTCAGAGATCTTATTCCTTGGATACCAGACGAAGCATTTGAGAACACTCACAAGATCGCAGATATGTGTAATGTCGAACTGCCATCTGCTAAAATGATGAGTTACGAATCAAAAAAGACTTTGAGACAAATGTGTGAAGAAAATGCAAAGCCAAGAGGAATAGATCTAAAAGACCCAGTTTATAAAGCAAGATTAAAAAGAGAACTTGATATGATCGCAGAAAAACAGTTTGAGGATTATTTTTATGTAATATCTGATATGATTAATTATGCTAAAAAGCATATGTTGGTTGGACCAGCAAGAGGATCTTCTGCTGGATCTTTAGTTTGTTATTTGTTAAATATTACAGATGTGGATCCATTAAAGTATGATTTATTGTTTGAAAGATTTATTGACGTCACTCGTAAAGATCTTCCTGATATAGATATAGATTTCCAAGATGACAGAAGAGAAATGGTGATACAATATTTAATAGATAAATATGGTATGGAAAAAGTTGCACATTTAGGAACTGTCTCTCGTTATAAAGCCAAGAGCACAATAACAGAAGTTGCTAAAGAACTTGGTGTGCCAGCATGGGAAGTAAATGATTTAAAAGGTGCAATCATAGAAAGAAGTTCTGGTGATGCTCGTGCAGCAATGTGCATAATGGATACATTCAATGATTTAGAGATTGGCAGATCTGTTTTGAAAAAATATCCTCAAATGAGAATAGCTGAACATATGGAAAATCATGCTCGTCATAATGGTGTTCATGCTGCAGGAATAATTGTAACAGAAGAACCAGTCCATAAATATTGTTCTGTAAATATGCAAAATGGTGCAGCACAGATAGATAAGCATGATGCAGAAAGATTAAATCTTCTTAAAATTGATGCTTTAGGTTTGAGAACTTTATCAATATTGCAAGATGTTCTAGATCAAGTTGGTTGGGAAAGAGAAAAATTAATTAATTGGAAACTTGATGATGACGATGCTTTCAAGGTTTTAAATGATGAAAAATATGCAGGGATATTTCAGTTTGAAGGATATGCACTTCAATCTCTTACAAGGCAAATGAAAATACAAGACTTTGAGGATGTGGCATCAATTACTGCTCTTGCTCGTCCTGGACCATTGAACTCTGGTGGAACAACTCAGTTTATAAAAAGAAGAGTTGGAGATTCACCAACAGAATATATGCATCCAATGACAGAAGAAATAACAAAAGTTACTTTTGGTGTTGTTGTGTATCAAGAGCAGGTGATGACCATAGCCAGAGATGTTGGCAAGTTAAGTTGGGAAGATGTATCTCAATTAAGAAAGGCAATGTCCAAATCTTATGGTGAAGAGTTTTTTGATAGGTATTGGCAAAGATTTAAAGTTGGTGCTGAGGAAAATGGCATTGATGAAGACAAAGCATTGAAGATCTGGAAGAACATTAACACAATGGGATCTTGGGCATTTAATCGCAGTCATGCTATATCCTATGGTTTGGTCAGTTATTGGTGTTGTGTATTGAAAGCCAAGTTCCCACTTGAGTTTGCTGCAGCATGTTTAAGAAATGTTAAGGATGAAGAACAAGGAATAAGACTGTTAAGAGAAGTTGTAAATGAAGGATTAAAATACAAACCTTTTGACAGATTTAAATCAGAGATAAATTGGTCTGTGCAAGATGGAGAACTTATTGGTGGATTGATAGGAATAAAAGGCATTGGACCAAAAATGGCAGAAGACATAATGAACAGAAGAGAAAACAGCCAACCTCTAACTCCAAGGCAGGATCGTCTTTTAAACGAGGGAGAAACACCATACGACGATATATTTGAGTGTGAAAGGAGGTTTGGTCATATGAAGAAAAATCCAGAGAAACATGGCATTAAAACCAAGATTATTAATATACAAGATCTTGAAGCAGACACTCCAGGAACATATGTATTTTTTGGCAAGTTAAAAGAAAAGAACTTGAGAGATATGAATGAAACAGTTAACCTAGCAAAGAGAGGTGGTCGCAGAGTAGACACACACAATCTCTGGTTGAACATGACTTTTGAGGATGATACTGGTCCAATCATATCAACCATTGATAGATTTAAATATCCAACACTAGGTAAGCCAATAGTTGAGGAAGGCAGGATTGGTGATTGGTATTTAGTCAAAGGGATAATAAAACAAGGATTCAGAAAGATCTATGTTGAGAGAGTTCGTAAACTTACATAAGTCATTGATTTTATTGAATAATAAAAATAATTCTTTTTTTACTTTACTTTCTGGCCAAAAAAGACGATACTATAAATATCAATACTGAGAAAGGAAAATATATGATTAATAAATTTACAGTAAAGCCAAGACAGATTACAGACTGGATGGGCAATATAAGAAAGACTTGGTGTGGTCCATATGCACTGGCTGTTCTTACAGGAACTGATTATGAGTATGCTTACAGAAAGTTAAAACAGATCAGAAGAAAAAGATCGACTGCAGGTGTCACAAATAAAAATATGATGTCAGCATTCAAAGAGTTAAAAGTCAAATATAAGCACACTAAATTAGACAAAAGAAAAAAGTTGGCAAATTATATCAACGATGATTTGGCACCAAACAAAGTCTATTTGGTTCAGATAACAAAACATTATCTTATTATCGACACAAGAGATTGTACAACAATAGATAATCAAGTTCCACAATGGAATGACATGCACTCAACAAAACATTCTAAGAAATTAGTCTGCGAAGTTTTCGAGATCTTAAATCCAAACTTTGATCCATATCACCAAAACATGGATTTTAGGTTTGATGAGACTAATCAAGAAAAAGAAAAATTAGTCGCAAAATCTTAGGTGTAATCATACATGGGAGATTAATTTCTCCCACGTATGCCCATTAAAACACGATTATTTCTACCAATATTAAACTCCTATAACATATTAATATAATTATCTTTTTTTAAACTTTCTTTTAAATAGTTATTTTTTACTTTACTTTTGGCCAGAAATAAACGATACTATATATATCATTGAGAAAGGAAATTATTATGAATATAGAAACAACAATGTTTATCAGGGAAGAAAAAATCAGAAGATTCCCAAATAGTGTTATGGCTAAAAAGGACAGATTTTATAAAGAGCATAGTAAAATAATTAATGCTCTCAGAGAAATTACTAGCTGGAATGATTTTGCAGCAAGTTTAGTTAAGCAGTTTGATACCAGAGGTCAACTGTCTGAGAAGCAATTATTTTCTGCTTCTGCTATGCTTACTAAGATTGAGCAGAATAAAAAGCAGAGGGAAGAAAAGAAAAAGGAACAGCAAAAAAATATGTTGTCTCTTGATGTTTCTAAAATCAAAGCGATCCTTGATAAGACTGAAGGTCTTGAGAGAAGATATTCTAATGGTCGTGAATATGTCACTAAAAAAGTTCAGTTTCCAAAAGTTCGTGTTGGTGATTTAGTTTTTTCAAAGGCATCTGAGTCTTCTAAAAATGCTGGTGGTATTTATGTTTTCGAATATAGGTTCACTAACAAGTCAGAAAAAGTTTATATTGGTAAAGTTCTTGGTGGTTATTATTTACCATATAACAGCCCATCTGCTGAAACAATCAAGTTGATTCAAGAGGTCTGCAAAAGTCCTCTTGAGTCTGCTATTGCTTATGGAAGAAGAACTGGCAACTGTGCAGTTTGCAGCAGGGATCTAACAAGGCACGATAGCATCGATCGTGGCATTGGTCCAATATGTGCTGAAAAATTGGGGATTATATAATGATAATCTCCAAAGCACCATTTGGTAAATACTGCATAGCAAAGGTTGATCTGGGCAACGAAAACTTTCAAAAGTTGTCTGGACTTCCTGGATTCAAAAAATGGTTAGGCAGAGAGATGATGTTCGACCCAACAGGTGCGAACATTGATTACATATACAAGTTTTGGCCAGATGCTCAATGGTCTGATGATGTTCAAGAAATATTAACTGAATATGTTGATGCCAAAAAAGAAGCACAAAAAATAAAAGAAGAAAAAGAAAAAGATCTTCCATCATCTGATGATTTTATGTTTAAGACCAAACCTTTTGATCACCAAAAAAGAGCATTTTATTTATCAAGAGATAAAAAGAACTTTGCTTTACTTATGGAGCAAGGCACTGGCAAAACAAAAGTTATTATTGATAGTGCTGCATATTTGTATGCTAATGGTGCTATTGATTGCATGGTTGTTATCGCACCTAATGGTGTTCACAGAAACTGGCTATCAACAGAAATGCCAACTCACTTGCCAGATTGGTGTCCTAATAAATCTATGTATTACCAATCAAGCATGTCTAAAAATAAATTAGAAAAATCTTTCAATGATGTTTACACTGCACAAGATTGTCTAAAAATATTTACATTTAATGTTGAGGCATTTGTTAGCAAGTCAGCAATATTCTATATGGAAAAAATATTGTTAGCTAATAATGTATTATTAGTTGTTGACGAAAGTTCTAGAATAAAAACTCCTGGAGCAAAAAGAACAAAAATAATTACAAAGTTTGGCAAGCAGGCAAAATACAGAAGGATCTTAACAGGAACACCTATCACAAAAGGTCCAGAGGATGTTTACAGCCAATTCAGATTTTTAGATCCTTTAATCCTTGGATATGATAGCTATTATTCATTCAGAGCCAGATATTGTGTTATGGGAGGATTTGAGAACAGACAGATTGTTTCTTATCAGAACACAGAAGAATTAATTGAAAAGGTCGAGAGCCACTCATTCAGAGTTCTTAAAAAAGATTGTTTGGATCTGCCACCAAAAGTTTATCAAAGACATATTGTTCCTATGACTAAGGCACAAGAAAAACTTTATGTTCAAATGAAGAAGAACTTTGTAACAGAACTCAGAGGTGATACACTTACTGCACCTGAGGCAATAACGAGACTGTTAAGACTGCAACAGATAATTTGTGGTTGGTTTCCATCAGAAGATAAGCTGAATCCCATTGAAAATAGCAATGCCAGATTAGACGCATTAAAAGACGTTTTATCCGATATTAACGACAAAGTTATCATTTGGGCAAGATTTAAAGCTGATTTAAGAGCCATAGAGGGCATGTTAGGAGACCAAGCTGTTACTTACCATGGGGATGTTTCCAATGATATGAGAGCCATTGCTGTCGATAGATTTCAGAACGATCCGTCCATAAAATACTTTATTGGACAACCTCAGTCTGGTGGTATTGGTTTAACTTTAACTGCTGCAAGTTATGCAATTTATTACTCAAATGATTTTAACTTAGAAACAAGACTTCAATCTGAAGACAGGTGTCACAGGATAGGAACAAAAAAGAGTGTTACATATATAGATTTTGAAACACCAAAAACTATTGACACCAAAATAATTAAGGCACTGCGAAGTAAAAAGAACTTAGCAGATTACATTAACAAAGATCCAGTATCTTTATTTTTAGAAGAGGAGAGTGAATGAGTGAAAAATCGTTTTGGGTATTAATCAGAACATCTTTAAAATTAAAAATGTACAGAGTGGAGAACAGAGTTATGAAAGGCATGCCAGATATACATTATGTTAAAAATGGAAAGTCAGGTTGGATAGAACTTAAATACTTGGCAAACTGGCCAAAAACAAGAGTTACAATAGGTCTTAAGAAAAACCAAGTTTTCTGGCTAAAAGAGTATAACAAAAATAAAGGCAAGTGTTGGGTCTTGGTAAGGATAGACAGAGATTACATGGGATTGTATAAAGGTGAAGATGCAGAAAAACTTTATTTAAGACCAAGTAAAAAAGACTTTATTGAGATGGCACACTGGTATAAAAAAGGAAATATGAAGTCTGAGGATTGGTCAGATCTAGTCTCTGTTATTACTAGCTGAAATATCCAAATAAAAAAGAATATCCCCAGACACCAAGTGTTAAATGTATGAAGTCTTCATAATTCATGAGTTCTTTTCTTTCCATAAATATAAAAGTAAAATTATAAAACCAACTATTGTTAAAACTAAAACACCAATCGCAATCCCATTAATTATTTTGTGCTGCATTTCTTTTCTTTTATAAATCATTTCTTGTCGTTGTTTTCTTATTTTACCTTCCATAGCAAGAAGTTCATTCCATGCTTGTGGTCCAAAAGAAAGATTTAAATATTGTTTTAATTCATATCTTTGCTGTTCAAACTTCTTTTTTGCTGCATATGCCTCAAGTGCTTGCTGTTCGATAGAACTTGCATATAATAACTTTTTAAATAATGGTGGATTTTTTGCTTCTTTTTCTGCTTGGTCAACATCAGAAACTGCAGACATCCATTTGCCAATTTGACCTGCCATTTGGTCTATATCTTGACCAATCGCAAATCCTTGTTTAATTGTATTGAATGCTTTTGTTGCAACTCCGATGGCACCAGCTATACTTAATGGATCCATCTCACCTCACAAGCAATCCTATTAGTAACACGATTGTTGTTCCTGCAGTACCAATCATTATGTGTTCTATTCTTTTTATTCGTAAAATCGTTTCTTTCCATCTCTCTGAGCAAACTGCTTCATGAGTGTCGATTTGTGCTTTTACTTCTGTAACTGATGGTCTTGGCATATATTCTAATATTATTCCCCACACTATTGCACTGCTTGATTTATTTTATTAAGCAATGTATCTGGAACTCTTGTAATCCCAACATCTTTTATTATTTCTTTTATATTGCTTGGTGGCTCTGAACCTTCTGTTCTTATAGGTGCTTGAATAAGATTAGAAAACAATGGTGCTTTCTTTCTTTTCATATAACCTGATATTGCATCAACTGCATCTCTTGTTTCACCAATACCTTTATATGATGCAGGATCTAGCATCTCTCCAACAAGTGGTATTTTTCCAGCATAACTTAATAAACCTTTACGAGCCAAACTGAACATTAACATGTTCGCAGTATTAGGTGGATTCATTTTTAACTCTGCCCAAAGAGTTGGAAGAACATTATCCTTAAATTGCTCTATTCTTTTTAACTCATCTTTACTAAATAATTGATTTATTAATTGCTTGTTTCTTTTGAAAGTCTGATTGTAATTATTAATTATATTAGTTCTTGTAACACCAGACTTACCAGCACCACTGAATCCTCTTGTTAAAATGCCATCTTTTACCAAAGCAACAACTTCTTGAAATTGATCTTTAGGAATATTTTGCTGGATCTTTTTTAAAACAAGATTCATGACTGCTGCAGGTTGAAATCTTGCATGCCCAAAAAAAGTGTTGACAACAGCATCTGCGTCAAGTCCTGGATTTGTAAGTTTTTTCAGTATATTATTTGCTGCTTTTTCAGAGCCATCTTTGCCAACATCTTTACCTGTCAAACCTATGTATGATCTGTAATCTTTATTTGCTTTTAACAAATTTTCAATAATTGATTCATCACCAACTATAAAAGCATTATCAACACCTTTAGTTATATAATTATCTAGTGTAGATTTTATTGCCCTCATGCCTAAAAGTTCTGGAGATCCAGGAGCTTTGCTCTCAACACCTCTAATTAATCTGTTAATAGTTTTTTGATAATCTCTCATAACAGAAAAAGGTTTTTGTTTAAAATTAGGATTGGCTGAAAGTTTATTTAATTTTTTTAAGATCTCAACAGACTTTTTAAGAGTGGGATACATCCCCATTTCAGTCGCACCAATATTTAATTGTTTAACAGAATTAAGAGCATCTTCAGAAAATTTATTTATGCCTTGTGGTGTTAAAATTAACTCATTTAAATTAGCATTTTCATATAAGTTTTGTGCACTTTTTTTATAACCTTGTGCTGCTTTTGTTACTATATTTTTAATTCCTGCAGCACTTTCCAGTGGGACGAGGTCTTTATCTAATCCAGCAGTTTGACCAGATCCCATGGTCTCTGTTAATGTGTCAGCATCTTTCCTTATCATTTCAAGTTGTTCTTTATCGAAACCTGTAATAATTTCGCCACCATCATCTTTAGAAAATCTTAATCGATCTTCTTCCATTATTTGCTTAGATGCTTGTGCTTGAGCATCACCTTGACCTTTCTCAAAAGGTTTGGTGGTTGCTTGACCTTTTGTAAGAGGATATTTTGATTTTGTTATTGTTTCATAAACATCTTTAGTTATTGTTGGCAGAGAAGATACGAATTTTTTAGGTGTAACTGCTCTCAATCCTGCTCCCACTGCTTTACCAATTTTTGGTGCTACTATATCAGCACCAACACCTATCGCTGTGCTAACTCCAACCTCACCAACTCTATCTGCCACAGTTTTAGATTCAGAGGTGTCTGGAGATAAAAGTTCCTCACCTGCAATATTTGCTGCTTCTGTTGTTCCATAACCTATTGTTCCTTTACCTGCTGTTCCTAATGCAGTTTTTCCTGTTGATGCAAACTTTGCTGCAGGGTAAAATTTAAGGATCTCACTTACGAGATTGCCAAAATCTGTTTCTGTGGCTCCTGGTTTATTTATATAGTATGGTTTATTTTCCCATAATATTAATGGATTATTAAATTTATCTACAAACGCACCACCAAATCTATCATCTGCTTCGTAAGTATCTTTTATTATTTCTGCTTTTCCAGTGTCAGTTCTTGATACCATCATTTTTAACATTGGTGCTAATTGCTCAAAAAAGCTAATATCTATATCAGTTATTTCACCAGCATTTTTAAATTCTATTTCTTTATCTTCACCAGTGAATGCTTTTTTGGCTCCGACAGCAGTGTCAACAACAGTGTCAACAACTTTTTCTAAACCAAATGGAAGATCTGATGATTTTTTATCACCAATAATTAAATCACCACCATCATCATCAGTGGGAGTTTTATTTAATAATTTTAATACATTGCTCATATTAATTTAAACTAAATCCTGATTTATTAAATAATTTATTTAATCTAGAAACACCATACTTACGATTCATAAAGTTTGTTATTTCTTGTTGCTTTTCATCTGGTAAAGAATCCAGATCTATATCTCCATCTGAGTCTAATGAACCACCAGCATTTAGAAACATTTCCTTAGTTTCTTTTTCAATAGTTTTAATTACAAACTGATAAGGATTCTCTGTCATAATATCTGACTTCTGCCAGTCTTGCATCATCTTACTATAACTTGCATTATCTGCTGGAAACTTTCCTTCATTATTTTCTTTTGCCCAGTTGTTGACATAATCTCTAAATGCTGCAGCTTTATTCAACTGCTGTTTTTGCATTACTAACAATAACCTGTTACCAGCAGGTGTGGCAGAAAGAGATGCTTGTTGTGCTTGTAAAAATCCAAGTTCTCTATCAGACAAAGCACCTTTCATTTTTGATACTGCTGCCAATGCAAGTTCATAAGTTTTTGCTCTAAATAATTCTGCACTTGCTATATTATCAATAGTCTTATCATCTTGACCTATAAGACCAAAACTTAAAGCAAAACTTTTTAGTGGTAACATAAAAGACTGATATGGACCAGATGTAAAATCTGGATCAGCAACAATATCTAATAATTGACCAACTGTTGTTAAACTTCCTTGTGCTTTATCAGATGCATCTAAATGTCCTGCAAATGCTTTTGCATTATTTGATGCCAATACCTCACCAAACTTTGCATCACCTTTTTTGCCAACATCAATACTTATTCCTGATTTTCTTGGTGCCTCAAAACTAGACTGAACAGTGCCATCAACATTATAAACATTATATTTAAAAAGAGGACTGCCTTTATCATCAACTTTTGCTTTGCCTGCACTATCCAATGCTGGTCCCATTTCAACTGTTTTTGGAGCACCAGTCTTTGGTTTCAATGCTGATGCCAATGATGCAGTTAATGTTGCTCTTGTTTTTGCATCATCTGCTTGTGCTTGTCTATCTTTTAATAAATATGCTGCAGGTGTTACTGCTGCACTGCTTGCTGCACCAAGTGCTGTCGCTCCTGGCTGAGATGCTTGCTTGCCTAATTCAGAGAAATATAAAAGACTCAACAAAGCTGGATCCATAGGTTTTCTTGAAGGTGTTAAAGCAGTTGCCAATAAAGATGCTTGCTGTAAATTTGATGGCAAATTACTTAATGCACCTTGATTTAAATTATTCATATTTGTACTTGATGTCCCAAATAATCTTGGTGCCATTATACTCTCCTACCCATAGCATATAAACTTCCAGCAGTTCCCAGAGCACCTATTGTCTGCCCATATATACTTGGTTGTTGCAAGAATTGTTGTCCTTCTTCTAAAGATATTGTTCTTTGGTCATATGGCACACCTTGTAATGCACCAAGTGCAAAATTTAACATTTGAAAAGGTCTTTCTCTTTGCTCAACAAAATCAGCATATCCTAAATCAAGTGCTGCTTGGTCCAATCTTCTTCTTGCCTCACCAGCAGTTATAAGACCAAGTGCTTGTTGTTCATCTAATGCTTGAGTCAATGGTGCTAAATCTGCTTGTGCTTGCATTGCTCTTATCCTTGATGCTTCATCTGTTTCATATCCAGCTCTTAGTGTGTCTTCTGCTGCAAACCTTGCTGCCCTGTCAGCATCAAATCTTCCTGCACCAAACTCAAGTGCTTCTCTGCCTGCTTGTCTTCTTATGTCTGCACCTGCTCTTGAAATCTCTGCATCTGTTAATGCTTCTCTTACACCTAACCTTGATCCACCAAATGCTCCTGCACGAACAGCATCTGCTCTGTTGGCACGTTGTCTATTTTGTCTTTCTCTTTCTAACTGCTCAAGTGCTGGATCAACTGCTGTTTGAAAAACATCTTGAAATCTCCCTGCCATCTCTGCATCAAAACTTGGACCAAGTAATTCTTCTCTTGTCGCAGAGTCAAAACCTTGACCAAGAGTATCAGCTATATCTGCAGCTTTATCTACAAATCCTTGAGTTCGATCTCGACTACCTCTCAAGATATCCATTCCTGCTCTTTCATCCTCAGTCAATCTTATCGGATTGCCTTGATCATCTGTTCCATATTCTGCTATCCTTGCAGCAGGAAATGGTGCAGGTTCAGATCTTGCTAATTCTGATGCTTCCTCAAATAATTGTTTTCCTGCAGCAGAAACCCATTCAGGAATCTGCGTGCCTTGAACAACTTTTGATGAGTCTGGCAAAGCTATTGGTTGATTTGTGCAAAGTGAGCCCATTTATTCCTCTATGTATATAGAACCAATTCTCAAAAAACCTTGTCTTTCATAAAATTTATCTTTACGAACGACATCTCCTGAGAAAACATGTCCTAACCTTAGTTGTAGTTTAACTTCTTTAACAATTTTTACAAAATGATTTAATAATTTTTTAGCAATGTCACTTTTTCTATAATCTTTCATAACATAATACCAAAGATCTCCAATGTAGTCTTCATCAGACCACCAGTCTTTGTTTTTCTGGCCAGATATTGAACCTATTACTTTTTCATTGTCTACAGCAACAAGTATTATTCCTGTATGCAATAATTCATTTATTTTGTGAACAAGTTTACCAGTATTTATTTTTGGAATATCAACCACAGTTTCCTCGTGCATCATTTGTAACAGAAATATTATTCCTGATATGTCGCCAACATTGGCTCTTCTTATAATCATTACATTGCACCTAAAGCACCCATCTCTTTTGGCATGTCATCTTCCATCTTTTCTTCCATTTTTTCTTCTTGCATATCTTCACCACCACCTTCTTTCTGAACAGCATTTATTAGCATTTCAAGTTCTGGTAACAACTTCATTAAAACTTTTGCCACTTGAGGTGTAATCGCAGAATCCAACATTGCCAACTCTTCTTTTGTCATTTCAGCAAGTCTTGACATTAAAACTATCTGAATTGACTCAGATGGATTTTTTAAATTCTCTTTTGCTTCTTCTGGAACATTTATTCCCATTTCTTCTAAAGCCATTTATATCTCCTTTTTTCTATATAAAACAGACCAATCTGTTGTTTTGCAAAATAAACCTATCACATAACAAGTTGGCTCTAATATTTTACGATATATTTTTCCAAGATAATCTGGTTTATTTCTTTTCTTATAAATATAAGCAATTTCATTAGCACGATGACCAGCAACATGTTTCCAAAATTTAACAAATCTGCCTTTTCTCATTTGCTTTACCATCCAAACTGCCCAGCAGTGATAACCATTTACATGAGTTGGTGTTAAATAATCTCTAGTAAATTTATAATCTAATACAACTTGATGTCTTGTCATTAACTTTTGTCTAGATAGTTCATTACAAATAACTCTTCCTCCAGCTGCAGCACCTATCGTTCCACCTATAACACCACCAAATCCTGGAAGTAAAGCATTGCCTATATATGTGCCAAGAGTTGCACCAACTGCCTTTTTTGCAGATTTTTCAGGATCTTTACCTTTTGTAAATATCAAGTCTGTAAAGAATACACCAACACCTGCACCGACAGAACCACCAACATTTTGCTTA